TTTACCATAATCTACTGATTTTGTTTGTCTTTCATCTTCGGCAGTTAATACAACTTCTGGTACAACTTCTTCCATGTCTTGTGCTATTACGCCAACCTTGACTCTGTCATCATCATCAACTCTTTTATAGTAGACACCTTGCATTTGCATAACTTTTTCAAGACCATTTTCAATATTTGTAATGTCTTTTTTCAATCTTCTATCAGAAAAAGCTGTAACATCAGCATTAAATGTAGCCGCTCCTGCGGCACTCATATCAAAACTCACAGCATTTATAGCGACACCACCATCTACACCTTGAATTCTTAAATCTGCATTAGATATTGAACTAAGAAGACGTAATTCACTACTGCTTTGATATATTTGACCAAATTCAGTTCCATCATCTCTGAATATTATGTTTTGTCCACCAGCATCTAAAATAATATCAGCACCACAATCTATAAGAATATTACCACTATCAGAAATGGTTGAACCAGATATTGAAATGTCACCTACTGTTAATGATGAAAGTGTGCCTAATGATGTTATATTAGTTTGAGCCGCTGTTGATAAAGTTCCTGCAAGTTCTCCACTAGATCCATAGATAACAGCTTTGCTATTAACAACAGTATTGGCACTGGAGCCATCAAGTAAATTTAGTTCGGCTGCAGTAGACGTAACAGAAGTACCATTTATAGATAAAGCATCTGTTTCAGTAGTGCCATTAACATCTATACTACCTTCTAAATCAATATCGCCATTTACAATTAAATCATCTGTAACCGTTAAATCATCGTCTACTTTTAAATCTACGACAGCAAGAGAAGCAAACGCATCAACAACCGCCGCTCCACTTCCAGCACCATCTAAATAAACCACTTTAGTATTACCTGGACCAATCGTTACGTTTGCACCAGATCCTTGTGATATAATTATGTTCTGTGAACCACTTGTCGCATTTTCAATAATATGGACTCTTTTTAAAGTATTCGGACCTATGGTTATTGTACAAGCAGAATCTAATGTTCCAGTATATTTAATATACATGGCTCTACCCTCATCTGACGAGCCGTCTGCTACAGTGGTAGTATGTGTGTCAGCATTTGTGGTTATGCCTTCAGTGCCAAAACCTAGTGCCTCACCTATAAGTTCTAAATTTGTATTAGTTGAAGTACCCCATGTGCCTGATTCATCACCTGTGGCTATTTCTTTCAACCTTAAATTATTAGTATATTCTGGCATTATGCTACCCTTTCAATCCAATTAGCTACTTGATCTGGAACAATCAAACCCCAGACATTCTCTTCTCCAGTAGAACCAGTTCCACTAACTCCAGTTAAAGATAACACAGAACCTCCACTTATTGCAAGAGTTCCTGCTGAAATTGATAAACCAGCTAGTGTCACTGCAATATCTGCATTACCAATAACGGTTTCATCACCAACTGCTGTTGTTCCAACAACCGTTGTAACTGGTGCTCCAGTTGTTCCAATTAATACTGGACCAATAGCTGGAGTGTAAGCAAAATAACCCATGTTTGCATGATTAGTACAGTAGTAATGCAAGTCTGGTGCTCCAGCAGCAACAGTAATTTCTGTATATGCTCCAGCTTGTCCAGGTGTTCCATTCGTGGTTACACCAGTTGTATACTCTGAACCACCACCATGAGTTCCATTCTCTGTGGCACTGAGTCTTAATGGGTGACCATCATTACTAGCATCACTTTGATCGAATCTGTAAGTATTAGTTTCATGTAAGTTTAAAGTAACGTCTGCTGTTGCAGTCGATCCATTAATTGCAAATTTATTTGCAGAACCCACATTATAATACGGATGATTAGAAGGATTGCCACCTACTACAGTTACCGTAAAAGTAATTGTAGATGTAGATGTTTGAGCAATAAGTGTTGTTGCAGAGACACCAGTGACTGAAAGTAAAGATGTACCAGTTTCTGTGGTGTTACCTACGGATCCAGTTAAAGCTGATTGCGTTACAAACGCTTTTGATTGTGGCGTAGTTGCCTCATCACCCAGACCAGTAACACCTTGAACACCAGTGACGCTAAAGATACTTGTTCCAGTAACGGTTGGATTATTTGATTGACCAGTAGCTTGTAAACCAGTCATTGGGAGTATTTGCCCATGATCTGCAAATACACCACCACCCCAAACACCATCGTCCCAAGCAGAACTACCCCAACCAGATAAAAATCCGATTGTGGCTTCAAAGCCAGTGACTGATACACTTATAGGTATTTTAGGTAATACAGTGCCAACGGAAGCAGTTGAAGAAATTCCAGTAGGTGTAATGATGTGAACACTACTAGCTGTCACTGTGCCTACAGATCCAGTTGCCTGTAAACCAGTTTCTATTACTAGAGAACCAGCAGTAGTTCCTTCATCACCAACGGCTGTTGTACCAGCGACACCAGTAACTGCAAAAGAAGTGTTACCAATACCACCCCAGCCAACAGCACCCCAGGTGCCTTGTCCCCAACCGTTAGCCATAAGGAGTTACCCTATGCTATACGGATAATAGCGTTTGAAGCGTCAGCAGTTGGAAACTGTATTGTAAATGTACCAGATGTTGATGTTTTATTAGATGTAAAATCTAAAACACAAACAGCTTTGTTACTGGCAGAGCTATTATAAATTAAGGCTCCCATCGCAGTGATCGTTGCTGTTGTAAAACTTAAATCAGCAAAATCTGTAAATGCAGTTGTTCCAGATGTTGTTGGAGTAACATTTGTTAAAGAACCACCACCAGTTGCATAAGTTCCACTAGATGCAACTTCGCCAGTCGTAGTAAACGCAGTTGTTGTCGCTCCTAATGTTGCAGTCGTGCTTGACTTACCACCACTGCCTTCTGCATAGAGTGCTAATTTAAAGGTGTTTCCACTTGAGTTTGTAAAGTTATGTGTCCCCACTAACAGCTCTTGTTTAAAAGAGGTACACATTGCTTGTGCTATAGCCATATTAAAGTCTCCTTATATATTCAGCCGTTTCCTTTTGACCACTTGATCTTAAAGCTTGAATGATAGTACCACGCTCTTCCTTTCTTGCCAAGAGGAGATAATGATGTAATACATTTTTGAGATGTTCTCTAAATTGATTTGCTTGTTGTCTTATATGTGGAGGTGCTTGATCAGATATACTAACTATCTTATCGACTGCTAAGTCTGCTATTTGCTCATTGCTCAAACCACCTTTATCTGAAGTCATTACATTTACGTTTCCAGCTTGTGATACTCCTACATTAAACATTTTTTTTCTCCTCAAATGTTATTCCAGGTATGTCCTCTCTGCCAATTATATTAGGCGTTGCATCTAAAGGCTCTGGAGGTTCTAGTTTTGATTTTTTAGTGATCAACATTTCACCTTGTGTAGTTGTAGAAACTAATGGGTCATCTAATCTATGATAGCCATATAGTTTTTGGTCTTCTGAAACATTAGTATCTAATAAAGAAGAGCTGTTTGCTATGTGAAGTTTTATCCCTTTAGACACTGCTATGGCTAACCAAAACTCACAACAAGCTCTACCTGCTTCTGCAAAATTAACTGCTTTGTGTGTAAAATCTATACCATATAAATGTAAATCAGAAACTTCTTCTGCTACTGCATAGGCAAGTGCATAAGCAACAGTATTGTTTAAATAGGCGTATTTAGTTTTTTGTAGCACATCTTGTAGTGGGTATTCTACAACATCTGGACATCTCTCATCTAATACACAAGAAAAGATAGGAACATTTATTTTTGCTTTTAATCTTTCTGCCATTATATTTGTTTGCGTTCCAGCATTAGGTGTGTCTAAAAACCTTGATGGTGGATCCATCATAAAACATTTATCATGATATATAACGCCAGACATAGCGTTTATTGCCCAAACTTCATCGAACTTTTCGCTTCTAATCTTAGCTAAGATGTACTCTGAAAAACTATTGCCAAGACCAACAATAGCCACGCTTTTACTTTTCATACTATTTGGAAGGTAATCCCCTTCTATAAGAATCTATGTTTTCTTGACCCTCTGCATAACCTTTTAATCTTTGAATAGCTTCACCAAATCTACCATTATACAACTGTAGTAAATCAGCCTCACCTTTCATAAAAGTGTAGGCCTCTACAAGACAGGCATATAGAAGTGCATCTGGTGCATTGGTGCTTATCCATGTGCTTCCAGAATCGTCTGTTGTAAGTGATGCAGGTCTATAATAATAATGTAATTCTACTGCATAATTTGAATCTGGTGTTGGAGCTACTATGTAGTTATCAACATCAAAAGAGGCATAATATACAGGAGAACCAGTTGTCGCTGGATTGGCTGTATATTCTTGAAGAAAATTCACATCTTTTTGTAATAAAAATACGTTCGCACTATCTTTTACATAAGATAATGAATATGTTGCTAGATAATCAGACGGCTTCTGTAAAAATTTATTACTGGCTGTCATAGTTCCAGTAACATTTTTTCTGAAATAATCTAAATCAACAAGTTTAAATATTCTTTCTTCTGCGTTTTTTATGAAAAAATCTAACTCATTAACGAAAGTTGTTTCGTCATTTTCTGTCCAATCTTGTATAGATTGTTTTAATGTTGTTAATGTAAAGCTCATGATGTACTCACTGTTACTGTTCCAAGACTAGCCGTGACCGTAAATGATTCCATTTTTTTTCCTATTATACCATCTCCAGCATTTGTGTATACTATAAATGCAGTTAGGTCTGTGTCTTGATTTGGTCTTGGCTCATACAATGCAGTGGGATCTGGACCAGGATAATTGGGTTCTAATTGAGGATGTTTAGACTCATATTCATCTGGACCCACTTTAAGTCCATTCCATTCTTTTCTCATTTCACGCAAACGATAACGAAAACCAGATCTGTCTGAATAGCCCCATGCGTATCTTCCACTTGCGTATCTAGCCATTTAGTACCTCAAGTAGTCCATTCTTGGGGTTAGTTTCAAAGGAGTGCTATTAGCATCTTCAGCTGCTGCTCGTTGAAACTCTTCTTCGTATACGGCCTTCAATAGTTGTACTCTCTCTGGTGCTCTTTTCATCGCTAAATAATAAGCGAGGCCTGCAACAGCACATGGTAAAAACCTAAAAGGTGCATCTGTTGTATTTATCAAAGCATCTGCATCTTGAATACGTCTTACATAATAATAAACAAGAGTATAGGATGTATCTGGCGTAGACCACAGAGTTATTGTAGGTGTCACCTGCCTGTCAAAGAAATACTGACTAGGTTGACCAGAATTATCTTTGTTAGGTATTCTTAAATACTCACCACGACTCATTTGAGTTAAAGTAAAATCAACATTACTACTATTTCTAAGCACAACCTCTAGTAAGTCCACATGAGTAGCATCAAAGGTATAAGTTGCCGTGCCAGAAGTAACAGCTTTAGTGTCTTGCGTTACAGTCCACAGGTTTAGTCCACGATTTGCCCAGTCAGCAAACATTAGATTCATAGAACGCCTAGCTGTTTTTGCGTCATAGCCAGTTCTCATTTCTAAGCCACAACGCTCATAAGCTTCTTCTATTATTTCAGCGACATCTAGGTCGAAGTCTCTTGAGTTTGAAGTTGCCATCTATTATGTAGACCCCATCATTCTCTTACGCATTTGTTGTCTTTGAGACTTTGTAGGAGTTATGTTTGTGCCTTTAAATGTCTTCTTTGTCTTTGTAGCCATAACTTTGGATCCCAAACCTGTTTTACCATTAGTCTTTTTCTTCATGGTAGTAGCTGGACCATCAATACCCATCATAGAACTTTTTAAAGATGCAACCTTTTTAGATCCATTAGTTTTTTTCTTCACAACAGTTTTAGGTCTAAGCTTTGGCTTTACAACATTAGTAACAGTTTTTTTATCACCAACTCTGACAGGTTTTTTACCATCTCTACGAGTTTTACCTTGTTTAAAATTTAAATAGTCTCTTAGTGTAGTAAAACCTGCATCCTTAATCATTTTAGGTGTAACGACTTTAGGCTTTGATGTTTTAGTTTTATTTGCAGATACTTTTGTTGTTTTAGTTTTTTTACTTTTATCAGTATCTCTAAACTCACCTCTGCCTGTTATTTTTTTAGGTGCTCCAGAACCTTCTGGCTGTCTTTGAATTAGCTTTTTCTTCTTAGGTGCTCCAGAACCTTCTGGTTGTCTTTGAATTAGCTTTTTCTTTTTAACCATTCCAGAACCTTCTGGTTGTGTAGGTTTCTTTGGTATAGGTTTCTTTTTGAAAATATCCACACCGCCCTCTGGCTGTTTTAGTCTAGTGACTTTTTTCATGATTTTTTCCTCTTCCTTTTCAGTGATGCTACTCTTCTCGGTTTACCAGCTGGTTGTCCCAACCGATTCTTTTGTCTTATTCTACTACGTTTTTCAGTCGCTGTCATCTCCGAAGCAGTTTTCGGAGTTTTCTTCGATATCCTCTTACTAGGACGGCAATAAGGCGTACC